ATCTACAAAGTATTGATATAAATCAAACTTCGTTATCTCTTGAAATTTATTTGCAATATCTGATAACATAACTTACCACGCTCTCATCATACCATTAATAATATTAGTCAATCCATTAGCAACCGAATTAGCAGCAACCTGAGGTATCAACTCTTTTAACTTATTCTTCGTTGAATCATATTTTCTTAATCTCGCAACCGCCCTTAATGTGAAATTATAATTCCACATACAATTATTGGCCATAGACTGAGAGAAAGAAAAATTAACAACATCGACAACATAAGCGGTATTCAACGAATAGTTACAGAATTTTACATAAAGCGGTTTACCATTAGCATCGGTGCAATTTGCCCCCTCTAAAATATGCTGTAAAATCTTCGTCATTCCATAACCGCTTTTAACTCCAGTAGAAACTCCAGTGATACTTCCGAAATCTAAAGAAATTGCGCCATTCTTACCAGCACCATATGTATTCAAATCTCTCTTAGGGTCTTTATAGTTAAGCAACAAACGGAACTTACGTCCAAATGTTCCTGCTATCGTTATATCTATTGGAGAAAAACTGCTATTAAAATTAGTAACAACAGCATTATTGGTTTTTATCATAGTCTGAATAGGCGAATGGCTTTCAACTATTTGTTCAGGCATAACCGAAAATGAAAGAAAACCTAAACGCTTATCATCGCAATCAACCAACTCAAGGGAACAAAGATAGTATTCAATATCGTCAGGCATCACGCAATGTAATGCTGCCTTACCAACGCTAATAGCAGAATCTATAACCTGCTGAGCAACGTTGGTCGCTTGTCCGCTTAAAAAAGTTTTCTTCAACATATCTTATATTCCTATTCTTTTATGTATTCTAATAGTTGTTAATCCGTGTTTGATAACTTAGAAAGTATTGTACTCAACTTGCCCTTAATTGCAGAAAATTGTGATGAATTTATTGGAGTGCCGCTTGGTCCATGAGGTGTTGGTACTGTAATAGCGTTTATAGCATCCAATATCTGACCTAATAAATCTTTTAAAGTATTACCAAGAACCATAGGTTCAGCACCATCACCTAAATTAAACTTATTGCACTTGAATTGAATATTATCTTCGTTAAAAGTTGCTTCATTACCCTTATCGTCTTTATAATATGCCTTATCGGTATCAAAAGTCATAATATGACCAAATTGGTCTTTCAATTCTGCCTTTTCATCATCAAATAAATATTCTCTCCCGAAAGTATCTTTTATTTCAATATTCTTTTTCAATTCCCTCTCTTCATCGTCAATTTGATTAAGAGTTATTTCATTTCCGTTATAATCTTTAAAGTGCAACTTTTCTTCGTTACCCTCAATGGTTATAATCTCTTGCTCTCCATTGTTTATAGTTACTGTAAAGGATTCCGTACTTTCAACTACTAACTCCTTGCTAACTGCTTTTATTCGTCTTGTTGCAGAAATATCTACATCGTCATCTTCACTACCAGCTGATTTTATAACTACACGCGCAGGCTTAGATGCATTTCCGCAAGCATAAATCTGAGCAATCGCGTTTACAGCGTCTTGAAGAAACTCTACAGAAACTCCTTGATTAGATTGACGCTGAGACATCTGACCTCCACCTTGAATATTCGGTGTATTATTATCAGAAAGAATGCCTACAACTACTGGTCTGTTATAAAACGATTCACGAACCCAAATGACTAAACTTCCCTTTCCCTTATCGTTATTAGGAAATTCAATATGAGGCATTATCTGGTTGGTAACTTTAACATGAGACATTACTCCATATCCGTCACCAGCAATCGTTATCTGATTAGTACGATAACAATTATTTACATAAGTACCAACGTCAGTTACATTGCTCGGAATAACAACATAACCAACGCCACCAGTACCAACGCCGTTTTTATTTCCAGTATTTTTCTCAATCCAACTATTCATACTCATACGCTAAAATCTTTCATTCGGTAATATAAATTGCTGACGCTTCAAGAAAAACTTAAACACCTCACGATTAACTTTCCACTTAGAAATCGTATCTCTCCAATTACCAAGTCCTATTTGAGAACGATTTTCTTCATATCCAGTAAAATCAATCAAGTCAAAATAAGAAATATCACCCTTAGATTTATCACTATCTTTGATATATCTCTTAACCATTCCATGAGAAACTTGAAGCGTTGTTGTACGTTGAACAGAATTATTGGTCATATTAAAACTCTGACTAACATTCTCTACATAGAAAACTTCATCAATACCCTCTTCCAATCGAACCTGAATAAACATTCCTCTCTTAATTCTTCTTGTACCTTTCAAAGTAATTGTGCCCTGACGAACAAAAGGAGCATAAGCATTACATTCAATAATATATTTCAAATCATCAAGAATCGTTCGACAACGCTTATCGCCTGCCTCACTTTTCATATCGTTCTTAACCTTATCACGAACACCCAACCCCTTAAAAGACGCATACTGACTTTGAATCTGCAACGCTCTACTTCCCCAAATCATAGCATACTCAGGAAATAATATTGCTGGAACAAGGTATTGCATATCATCGCCCGAACATTCAAATTGAGGATAGAACTGATACCAAGAGTAAATTCCGCTATTTTGAAAATCAATCCTTGAATTTATAATTTCGTCTTTTGTTATTGTATATACGTCCTTATAAAGTTCAGCCGTTTCTTTCTTTTCGCGTATCTCATTTTCAAGTCTTTGAACCTGTTTAAGATATTCAGAACCGAATCCGTATTTATGCTTCCATTCATCTAATCTTCTTGAATTTTGAACCCAATCTTGAGTCAATTCCCATTTAAATTCCTCGCCCTGACTTTTCAATTCCTCTAAAGACTTCTCTAAAGATTCAATACTAATATCAAATATACCCTGAGACGTTAAAGCCTGAAGCATGAGTTTCTTATCAAAAGGCGGTTTACGAACAATAAAGAAATATTGGTCTCCGTATGTATCACCAGAAAACTCTACAAGCGGTTGCTGACAAGCCTTGTTAAAGAATCCAAGAATTGAACCAGTCTGAGTTGAAACTGAAGAATCATAAAGCATAAGGTCTTGGACGTTGCTATCCATAGCAAGTTTTATAATCTGCCAAATACCTTTTGCATATTCTTCATTTACCTCAAGGTCTTCATTTGGAATTTCCTCTTCATAATATTCAGTTGCTGTATCATCGGTTTCATATGCTCCATTGTACGTTTCATCTTCTCTTACGTCAGCTTCTGAAAATGGTGCGTATCTAACCCTATTGTTATCACCAACTTCATAACCCTCTTCTTCACCAGTTCTATTATTTACGCGAATCGGTAAACCTGTCGATATTGTATTACGATTTATCGCACCAGTTAATATTTCACTCATAAAACGCGCAGGATTCAAAGCGTCATTTGAACTCCAACGCTGAGATGTATTCCAGCGATATTCAAAATGAAGGTGTGGTCCAGTAGAAACTCCAGATAATCTATCGCCACGAGTACCGCCAGTTTTGCCTATCGGGTCACCCTCTCCAACGCTTCTTGAGGCACCTGACCTCTCTCCTAATACACATTGAGAAAGATGCATGAATCTCAATTCAAGACTTCCGCTGCGTAAAACGCAATATAATCCAGCACTACGACTAACACCCTGACAAACTAACTTGCCAGCAAATGGAGCATAAATTTGAGTTCCAACTGGAACGCTTATATCAATACCCTTATGATTCGTTGATGCTCCAGCAGTTGGTCTGCGTCTTGGACCAAAAGGCGAAGAAATGCATAATTCTGTTTTTCTACCTAACCAACCTCTTTTCAATATCGGTTTATCATCCATAATTATGACCTTTCTGTATTTTTAGGTGTAAGATAAGCAAACTTTGTTCTTCTTTCTCTCCAGGAATTGAAAATTTCAGATGGACATATTTGCATATTTGTTAATTCACGAATAACAACTTTTATGATATAATCTATCGTAAAACCATTACACTCTTCATAGAATAATCTAATAGAACCAGTAGAAGGCATGCGCATCATGTTTTCTGCGTTGCCGTTCGCTCCTTTAGCGGTACTACCATTAACTGTATCCACGCCAGCTAAATCTCCCGTTCTCAATGCTCCCTCGGTGTTATCAAAGAAATTCCCCTTATTAACAGATGTGGCATTAGGAAAGAATATTGAAGAATCATCGCTTAAAAGTTTCATCAAATCCTTTCCGCTTACATTGACGGTGATATTTCCGTTTGAATCTCTTGATAAAGATACGCTATCAACCAAACCTATCATATCAAAGGTCTGACCAGCAATATTATCATCACTAACAGAATCTGGGTCTATATCGTCAAAAGAAATGAATATAAGGTCGTTTGGAGAAATCAGCCAATTAAAATAATCCATAGAATCTATTGGCGATTTAACAACGGCATATTTATTTTCGCTACCTGCTATGCTATACATTTCCTCTCGGATTGCCTTCAAATCTGCCCAATCTTCTACATTATTCTTATTGTAATTATCTGAAGGTGTTGCATAAGAATTTAAATTCCTATCAAACTTATGATACAAAGGAATATGAGGCAAAGAAAAACTAAACGTACCGCCCTGCTGACCCACACTTGTATTAAGTTGAAAAACAAAATCCGATATATCGGTAAAATTAGACTTAGTTTGATATATTCCGTCAGCAACACCAGTCTCTTTATTATCAGATTCTAATTTATTGTAATAAAGAGTTTTGAAAAATCCTATAACGCTGCATTTAGCACGTTCCCTCTTAGCGAATGGAGAATATAATAATCTGATATTTTCCTCAAGTAAAGAACTTTTTATTTGAGCATCTTCAAACGCCATTGTATCAAATACTGGCTCCTGAAACGATGTATGTTTTGCAGACATCGTATATGTAACCAGCCTTTTAGGAATAACCAACGTAATAGGACAAGGCAGCGGTACATCTTTTGTAACGTCATCTGCGGTAAGGTCTATGACTTTCTTTTGAAGATTTTTGTCCTTAATAAACTTCAACCTATCAGAAACATCCATCTGGTCGAAAATTCTTTGCCTATTATCTTCAAAAAAATTATCAATTCCGTAAGTCTTATCAAAATAAACGCCAGACACTTGACAAAATTCTTCAAGTGTCTTTACGTTTGGATTATTATGATATAGTTTATATATTTCAACCATACGTTAATGCAAATTATCAACAGCTTCTTGTAATTTATTAGCAATATCATCTTGCAACTTATCAAGAATATTTTGAACAACTTGAGTAATAGTCGCTTGATAATTCAACAAACTCTTCATTTGCTGGTCTGCTAATGCATTATATTTTTGAGTAACCTCTGGAGTGTATCCGTTATTTAAAACCGCTGCCTGCTCTGAAGTAGTATGAGATTTATCTAAACCATTTGCTTCAAGCCCACCTCTTAACATTTGTTTAGCAAGCGGATTCAAAACATTAGGATTCTCAATGCCGTAAATTTCTTGGAAAGCAAGGAATCCTGATGTGGTTTCAGGACTTCCGTATATTGAAGCAATACGTCTCGCATACGCTTTCTGTATCCTATCTTGCTTAGATGGGTCGTATTGAGCCATCTTAATTTTACGCAAATCACCCCTTGTACTCGGAAATTCCTCTTGAATCACATCATAAAGCAATGTCTTTGCAAATCCACCTCCTGGATTTTGAACTTGGTTATTTATTGACTGAATACCCTGCATCGCTTCTGAACCAAACTTATCTCCGAATATCGCTTGACCAGTTGCTATTTGACGTCCTGCTCTCTCATTATCAACCGTCAAGAAAGTTGAACGCTGAGCCTGACCTAATTGAGTCATATACCCCAAGAACTCATCAGAACGCGCCCATGAACCATCCTGCATGCCAGTGGTATTAAGTTTAGCAAGAGTGAACGCTAAATTAGTGAAATCTTGATTAGCGTCATTCCTACCAAATCTATCGAATGCGCTTAACTGACCAAGCGCACCACTATTAAGAGAATAAACCCTTTCAAGAGCATCTGCTTCCAACGCACGTTGAGATGCTTGCTGAAATGTTTCACCTCTCTTGGTAACCATTCCACGCTGCTTAATCCGTTGAGCAAATTTCTCAGCAAACTCAGGTGCAGTATAACCAAGGTCATAAAGGTCAAGTTGGTCTTCAGAACGTGTCCAAGGAGACACTGGATTGAATCCTTGATTTCTACCATCAGACATAGGTATTATATTCTCACCAGAGAACGCTACCATCGTTCTTCGTAAACCCTCTATATTATCAGGATTACTTGACTGACCTCTGTACAACATAACAAGATTATTGAACCCCATTATACGTTGTTCTTCTTGTTTCCAAAGGTCTGCAACTCTTGTACGTTCATCCTCAATCATTAAGTCACGATTCATAGCATGACTTACAAGAGCACCGCCACCTGAACCAACTAAAGTACCTATTAAACCGCCTAAAAGATAGCCTGGAATTGCTCCGACACCGCCAAAATAACTACCAATACCAGCGCCAATTAAAGCACCTGCTCCTGCTCCAATACCAGTTGCTAAAGCAGAATTTTCTTGACGCTCAATGGCATTTCTTTGACGAATAGCGGCTGTAGCGTTTCCGTTCAAGACAGAACTTGCCATACCCAATCCAAGATAATCTTCTTGAATACCAAGTTCATCAAGACGAATACCAGTATGTATTGCTGTCGTTGCGATTGTTCCTGCGGCTCCTAACCAACGTTGCATTGTAGGTGACGCTCCAGGATTCATCGCCCTTTGCATACGCTCCTGAATCTTCGCTGCTTCACGGCTTGCCTCACGCGCTTCTTCTTCCGTATCAGCATTATCTCTGCGCCAAACTTGTTCCTTATATTTATCGCGTAACTGATTTAAATAAGAATCTTTGTTTCCCTGAGACAACTCGTCAGTAAGACGTTGCATTGCTTCAGTTAAACGATTCTCCGCTTCAATTTGCTGATTATCCCTATCCTGAGTAGCAGAATCGTACTGACTTGCAAAAAACTTATCTACCCTTGAAGTCTCTCTATTCAACAAACTATCATAACGCTTATTAATGTCGTTAATGCGTATCGGGTCGTTAGTAGAAGAAAGTTCAGATTGACGCGCTTTCTCTATTCTATCGCTAACCTCATACATCAATGCATCCTTACGAGCATCAATGCTAAACATACGAGCATTATAATCGTTATCTATTGCCCCCATGACACTTGAACGCTGCGATTGACGCAACGTATTCATCATGGTAGAAAAATTATTGGTACCTGGAACAAGGAAAACGCCACGCGTGGACATTTCCCTACGAATATCCTGCACCAACATATCGCTTGTTGGTAGTGGACGATTTACAACGCCACCTCCAGTGCCAGCAGTTGAACTATATTGAGAAAAATCAGGTCTTTGATATCTGTAAGGTTGCTGCGGCTGATTACCACCTCCCGAACCTCCACCACCTGGAGGTGCAGGTGGCGTTGGAGGTGGAGTTGGCGGTGTTGGAGGTGTAGGCTGTTGCTGCGGTGGAGTTGGCGGCTGTTGATTACCGCCACCACCGCTTTGTATTCCATTAACATTGATAGTTATTGCCATCGCTTCTTACTTTTTATCAAACTGAGACAAGTCAAGATTTTCATAGTCATCGTCAATCTGTTCTTGGGATAGATGAATAACTTTCTTATTAGAATTTTTTTCAGCTAAACCTAAATCACGATTATCTTGTTCCTCTTGCTTTTGTCTATATTCTTTTTTGAACTCGTTTATAACAATTTCCTCTCTGTATTCAATCAGCATATCAATGAAATTCATATCACGATGTTGCTGAGAACCGAATGGAACGTTGTATTTCTTTCTCCACCAGTAGTCAAGCGGAAAGTTATGCCAATCGAAGACAAAGTTATCAATGTCCTTTTTCGGTTCATCCCTCTCCCTCAACTGACTTTGCATCTTCAACCGATTGTTTTGCTATACCACGAATTTCGTTCATCGTCTCTACATACCAAGGTTGAATTTGCTCCTTAAACGCTTTAATTAACTCCTGAGATTCGGATAATTCAAGTTCAGCATAATTCTGTATGTTAAAATACTTGCCTACCTCTGGAACAACTACCTGATAGAAAGTTATAGCGTCTATAAGGTCTAAAGCGTAATACGCACTTGCTAAACCACTTGCAACCATAGAGCCGTAACGATTATTACTCAAAGCCTGCTTCATGGAGTCAATGTCAATAATCTGACCAACGTTTGGTAACTTTGCAGTAAATTCCTTTTTTCCGATTGAGAATTTCTTAATTCTGTCCATCTTGATTTACATTTTTGTTTTACAATATAAAAATAATTAGACGTACCTGACTTGCGCCAAATACGTCTAACTTATAACTGATGATTGTACGACTACTCAGTGATTCCGTTGAAGAGAATAGGGTCAAGATACTCAAACTCAGTATCACGTCCACTAATCTGTCCTTCTTGAACGTCAAACCCCTCGCGGTTAGCAAAAGCACCTTTGACGCTTGCGAAATTTTCGTACTTAGAACTTACCAAACCAGTGTCTGGGTCAATCTCGCCATCCTTAACCTTACGCAAGATAGAAATTTCAAGTCCATCTTCCTGAAGCAGAATAGCGTTTGCCCATGCCTCTACAGTGCCAGCATTTCTGAACGTGCCTTTCTTGCTCTTATTTGCAAGCAGATTAAAGTTGATGCTATAAGAACTACAGCTCAACGAACCACTCCATTCAAGTGCAGGCAGTTCAGACGGATTCAAGCGGCCAAGGCCACTAACGCGCCCACGTCTGATTTGCTCCGTGATACGCACGTTCTTCATTTTACCAACCGTCACGCTATTTATCTGAATAATAGCAAGCGGTGCTGTCATTACTTTCTTATCCATATTTCACTTACCTTTACTTGTTAAACAGAAACAGATAAATCAAGTACATTACCAGTAAAGAATATCTTATTCAACGGCACATTAGGAACAAAATCATAAGTGCAGAAGAAATCGGTATTTTTACCAGTTACCTTAACATTCTTCCAATCAACAATCAGATTATCCTGGTCTCCAACTACAGTTAGGCTCTGGAGTTTCGTTTCAACGAAATTCTTGACTGTTGCTGGTGAAACAGTACCTACGTTCTTACCAGTGAAGCGGTCTGAAGCGTCAATAATCAACTCCTTATTCAACTGAGCCTTAATAAGCGCAATCGAAAGTTCAAGAGACTGACCATCGTTAGCATAGGTCTGCTTATTATCCTGCATCGTTGTAATACCCTGATTGACTACCCAGTAGCCGTTTACATTACGAACATGCATGATACCTGCCTGCAGTGCCTTTTCGCGCTCTTTCTGCTTGAGGTCGTACTTAAAGTTTTCAAAACCAGTACGCTTAAACGTCAACGGAATCTGAGGTGCGCTGCCTGCAGCCATACCGATAATAGTGGCAGCAAGATAGATTGAAGGCAATTCCTTAGTGCCGTTTCCATCCTTACGTCCTACGACTGGAGAACCATGTACAACGACTACCTGCTCAGAATCGTAATACTTAGCAATAGCCTGAGATGTTCCAGTAGTGACGGTCAGAGTGTTAAGCAAATCGGTATCGCCAACGCCACCAGGCACTACCATAAATTCGGTAAACTTAGCGGTGTTCTTGATGAACGTGAAGAGTTTGCCGTTTGTTGCAGGGTCAGTTGCCTCCGCTACGTTCTTATTGGTACATAAGAAGAATGTAACATCCAATTCTCCGATTGCCTCAAGAACATTAGCATATGCCGTTGCATCATCGTAATTAGTTGTACCGCCAGTAGCGTTCACCTGAGCGACAGCGGTAAGCAAATCATCCTCTCCGATTGTACCAGTAGTTGAAATCTTAAAGTTAGCAAGAACAGTGCGATTACTCTTACACCAATCTACCAACTCCTGAATCTTTGAGAACTCATCGGATTCTGCAATAAGGTACTGAGGTGCTGATGCCCAATCGCGTGCGCCATAAGGCTCTCCTGCTTCATCGGTGCCCATATACGAACCCTGATAAATCTGCAACTTGAACTTGCTGGGGTCTTCAGTTCCAGCTACAACCTTTGCAGCGTAACCAAGTTTCAACGTTCCGTCTTCAACCACGCCATTACCAGTAATACCCTCGTTCTTACAAGCAAGAGTTAAAACAATTGCTGGCGTTGCGCCTGCTGCTGCTTTAAGGGTCAAAGCCATCTTTGCCGCTGTAGTTGCTGCAGCACGCGTGTAATAAAGTTTGGGTGCGCCAAGGACACCTGAACGCGGTTCAAAAATCTTCTGAGCAATGTCACCAATTGGACCACCGCCAATAAAGGCAAGAAAATCCTCATAGTTATCAAACTCATAGACAGACTTGAGACCTTGGTTCAATTCTCCGTTTACACCAGAACCACCCGAAAACTCATAGCCATCTGCCGTCTTAGACAAACCAGTATCAATAATCATAACATTGCCGAACTGAGCAACGTTGACCGTTGAAGTGGGATTGTAAACAGACACGGCATATGCACCAGGCTCGATGTACTTCTTTCCGTGAAAATTAACAACTGTTGCCATTGTGTCTAAAAAATTTAATTTATTAAAGTGAATAAAAATTCCATCTTTTGATTTACTTATAATTGCTTATGCGTTGCCTCCATTGTAAATATCCACATATAATCTTCTATCGGTAGTGGCATACATACCATCCCAAGTGGTCTTTTCTTCCTGAGGATAAATAATATCAGAATCGTCTGCAAATAGCCAATCGCTAACATTCTTTTGCTGAACACCTGACTTTGCAAGCAATACGTCATAAGTATATCCATCTACCGCATTAAGAGTTACAATACCATCTGAATTAGAAACTCCGACATAATCATACAAATCCTTTGTAATCTCAACCGCTGTATTAGGCAATGGATTGCCCTCATCATCCTTAACGTAAATTTGCTTTGTTTGAGTAGCATAACCGCCATCCCAAATATCTACATACATAATCGGGTGAGTATCGGCATACATACCATCCCAAATATTCTTATCAACAAGACTATACTCAAAGTACATCTGCGGGTCATCGAACCTTATGTTAAAGAAATGGTTCATATTAACCCCTTGCTTACAAAGAGTGACTGTATAGGTCTCGTTGGCTATTCTTAGAAAACGCGCAATTCCTCTTTCGTCTGTAATGGCGTAATAAAGATAATTCGTTTCCTTAGAACGCAATTCAACAATTATGCCTTCTAATGGTTCAGATAAACTATCGGTAACTACTACCATTATATCATGAATAGTATTATTCTCTCCAAGCAAACCCTCTATTACATGATAAGGTATATAATCGCGCTCATGCCAAATAATGTTGGTACGTCCTTTTTCAACCATATGGAAAGGTATTTCAAGACTGAAATCGTATGGTGTAATATCCATACCTTTTTCAACCATATGATTAGGCAATGATTCGCTTTCAGACGTATTCAAAGTATTTCTACCAACCTCCAACTGACGATTAGGAATATAATCACCCTCGTTTACTGGATTAGATTGCTTACCTGCTTCGATATTATGAGTAGGCTGGTATTCTACCTCAGATGTATTTTCAGACTTGCCTGCCTCCACTATCTTGGACGGAATACCATCTTTGCTACTTTCGGAATTAACATTCTTTCCGCTTTCAACTCGTTTACTTGGATTCTCGTCGGCAGACTTATTTGAAAATTCATTCTTTCCTGCCTCTACCTGCCTTGAAGGAACTTCGTCAATAGACTTATTAGTCAAGCTAACCTTTCCTGTCTCTACAACCTTACTTGGACTTTCGTCAATAGGTTTATCAGTTAGGTTTGACTTTCCTGCTTCAACTTGTTTTAATGGAACTTCATCAACCTCGCTATTTGATAAACCAGGCTTTCCTACTTCTACGATTTTCGCAGGATTTTCATCTATTTCAGAAGATGTGGTTGAACTCTTACCTGCTTCGACTACCTTATTAGGTCTCTCATCTGCATTAGAATTAAGAAAACCACCACTTGCAGGCTCAAGGTGACGTGCGGGTACATCTTCCCCATCCGTTACCACTCCAACGCTCTTTCCAGCCTCTACAACGCGAGCGGGAACTTCGTCAACATCCTTAACTGAAGATGAGTTACCTCCTGCCTCTATTATCTTTGAAGGCTGTTGCTCAATATCGCTTGAATCCAAACCAGGTTTTCCTGCTTCTACTTTATGGCTTGGTGTATTATCGTTATCGGTTTTTACGAATCCAGCAGCAGCTGAAGGCTCAACCTGATGAATAGGAATATCATCCGCTGAACCAGAATTTGATGAACCGCTTTTCTCAGTCTGACTATACAAAGTACTGCGACCAATTTCAAAATCACGATGAGGATATAATGACTTAGGCTTTCCGCTTGGGTCAAATTGATGCTCATCTTCCTCACTCGTATCTACTGGAGTGCCTACAAAATCAATATTCTTAATTACATCAGCAAGCAACAATTGAGGAACTATCAATTCATAATCGAAATGAAAGTTCAGAACCTTATGGAATATACCCATAGGCATAGTGTCGTCTTGAAACACTATATCGTTACCCGAAAACTTAGGATTCAATAAACCCTTCAAAGAGAAATGAGGAACCAGAGCAACAAAAAGCGATTTATAAATATGGTAAACCAAATTAACCTCGCTTGAATTATCAGATGTTATCATTATCTGATAAGTAGATGAAAACATTTGGCAAAACTTCAATTGCGTCTTTCCGCTTTCTTCATCCTCTTCAGTGTAATACCCCTCATCCTCTCCAAGAGACGTTGTTGCAGGCTGCTCTGATGGTAATATAATGTGAAACGAAATAATCTTTGCTACCTCAAAATTATAACCGATATTTACAGAAAGATTCTTTTTATTATCAAAAATCTTTTTAGCCTGAATAAAATAGTTATATCGGTTCATCTTCATCGGATTGCCGTCATCATCTAAACCAAGCAAACGATAAAGAAAAGTTTGGGAATAATCGTAATTACCCCCAGCATCAGGCTGAACGCTTGATAAATCGTCTCTTATGTATTTGGTTATGTTCTCAAGAGTTTGATAAATAACCATTTCAGGAATCAATATACCAGTCATATTTCTATCTTTTTAATCAGGCAAAATATCGTCCAAAAACTGCAACGTTGCGTTTTCAACTATTTGCTCAACATCCGTTTGCTCAACAGCCTTATGGGCTAAATCCCTTGCTTTAATCCCCTTATGAATCCAAGACAATGGGTCTGAATTTGCTCCTGCTCTACGGAATGAATGATAAGTATTTTGAATCACCTTATTGTATGCAGCGGACTTTTTTACTAAACCTTCATAAATGCTTGCCTTATGAGTGTATTCTCCGTACAAAACTTTTCCACTCTCGCTATCGTATATAGCAGCACGACTACGCGGAACATCATATGGATGCGGAATATCCCCTTTAGTAAGCGGTGAATTTGCAGCACGATGAATCATTATAGCATATATCTCTTGAGGCATTTCGTTAGCAAAACCAGCTTGACCTACAATACCTGGAGTGCCTTGTCTAAACGGAATAGTTAAATACCAATCTCCGCCAGGACTAACCATTTTGCCTTTTGCGTTGTAAACTGGCACTGTATATTTAACATATTTAGATTGCTTGAAACCCTCTTTCAAATCAAAAGGAGAAGCACCAGATTCTACCATTTCAGGTAGAGTACCAGTCAAAATAATTTGCTTAGAAAACCTACCTTTATCAACTATATTTAGATTGTGTAGATACTCTGGTAATGTTGAATGTAATTCCTGCTTTGCTAACGCTTCCCACTTAGAATAAATCGCTTGGGTAACAAGCTGTACGCAAGTCTCAGTCAAATCATTTATCTGTTGGTCTGAAATTTGACCTAAAAACTGAGACTTGAGACCTGATAAATCTATATCTATTGGAGGAATCGCTGCCATATTACTCTATCACGCTATTTTCAAAAACTTCATTATTATACTTAACAGCATCGAAAATATAATGAGCCTTACGCGCAATATAGAGCATAGGAACTTCTGTAAGATTCTCGTCTGTAAACGAGCAACCATTTTCACGAACCTTGGTTAATTCACGATTAGAATCAATAATATGATAACAAGGATGATAAGAATAACGAATGGAAATTGTAATCTCAGGAAACTTCTGATTAACATCCTCTACTGGAACCTCATCAATGATTGATTGGTCGAAAACAATCTTATTCCCTTGTATTTCATATTTATCCGAATCCAACGGAATAAGTTTCTTATCATCACCAGCATAAAGATATATATTGGTAACCTCCAACGGCTCATAAATCGGATAGGCTATCAATTCATTTTCATATTCAATAGGGTTCAAAATTTCTGTATAATAGGCTATCAGGTCAAGCAAAATAACCCTATCCATAAACCCTAATTTATCAGAAGCACGCGCTGTTATTCTTGCAGTACCTCTGTTAATTTCTCCAGTCTGGGTATTGCGACGAATGTTCTCCATCGTCTGAGCAATGATGCGTGTTTGTCTTGTATCGACAAAAAACCAACCTCTGCCGTTACAATTTTTACACGTTGATAACGCCTGACCACTCGCTCTATCTACACAAGGACAACGTAATGCGCGCTGAAGCAACGCATCGTAACCCATGTTATAGATTAAGCCGTTAAACTTTTTGATATCCCAAAATGGTCTCGGCAAATCTAAAGATGGCGGTGTTTGCGCAACTATTGGATGCTCAGTAATGATAGATTCTTTCTTCATGATTACATTACCTCAAAAATAAATCCTGCGTACTCATACTTTAATTCTTGCCACATCTGGTCTAAATCTTCCTTATAAGCCGTAATGCGGTCTGAGAACATTCCGTACTTTCCACCCTTTGTTAATGGGAAATTCTGCGAAACTCCGTCAAGAGAAACTGAAAGCGAAGAAATACCAACCCCATAAAGATAACTACCTATAATCAGCAAGGCATTTATTGTTGCTAATTTACATATAGCGTCAAAAAGGTCTGCTGGAATCTCATCTGCATCCCAACCAGTGATATATTTTGTACGCCAGTAATTAGGTATTCGTGTTTGACCAAACCAACCAAGGTGAGGTGAAATTCCGTTATAAATAATGGAGTTTTGATTCATCTTCGCACCATGAACGCTGTTACTATTAGGAATAAGATATAAATTCCTAAACTGAGCAACCGCTTCAGTGCGCTTTATAACAAGCCACTCGTGAGGATAGTCCACTTGACACGCTTCGTTTATATACCCCTTCAACCAATCTATGTAACGAATGGGATATGTAACCTTTACAAAACCCCAATTATTGAAATCCTCTCGGATAAAATCGCGGCTTTCTTCAATCACCTCTTTCTGCAATTTTATACTAAACACTCGCTCAAATTTATCTTGAGCTGAACGAATAGCCTGCATAATAGCCTGAGAAGAAATCTTGCGACCATCCGTGGTGCAGACTGGTATGCCGAACAAATAAGTCTCTCTTATTTCAGTAGGACTGATAATGAGACCATCGTTCTTATTGTAGGATATTTTCAAACGTAATTTTGCCATGACTTCCGCACGAATGACTTACTAAATTTTATGAAACAGATTATTCCTTAATGCTTTCCTTGTACTTCTTAACAAGATACTGGCGCATCAGTTTCTCAGGTGCCTTTTCGTTCTTAGCGAACTTCTCCCACTCCTTTTCAGGATATTCGGCTGCCTTAGCAGTTTCAACGCACTCTTCAAGAGAAAGTTTCTTCAAACCCTCAATAACTTCTTCATCGGTTGGCTGCTTCTCTCCCTCGCCCTCTGAGGTCTCGGTATCGGTCTGCTCACCATCCTTAGAGCCTTGCTCGTCAACTTTCTCATCGTCTGCGTCCTCGGTATCGTCCGAATACTTTTTCCAGTCGTTAGTGCCGTTGAGAAGCATCTCACCGCAACGCTCAGAAACTTCAATAACTCCGTTCTCATCGATGTCCACCAGTCCATCAATAGGAACATTTAACTTCATTGACTTTACGTCCTTGTTCTTTGCTTGAATTTTCATTTTGATTTACGATTTATAAGAATAGGGGTGGGGCGATTGAACGTGCCCACCCCTATTCAAGTTTGACAATCTGATTACTTACTTCTTAACTCTGCTATGCCTTCTTATAAGCACCGATGTTGATGATGCGAACCATCTTCTTAGGCGCATAAAGGAATGGAGTACCATAAAGCAGAATCATGAATCGGTATGCAGGACTCAGCAGAGCCAAATCCATCTTCATCAGCGGTGCCAGCTGAGCAAACTCTACAACCTCATTGTCGAACTGAACGAGCATAGCCTGGTCGCAGTTAGGCAGGAATCGGTTGAGGTCACGAACAGAACCTGCGGCTGCTCCATCGAATCCAGTAGTAACGTTTGCAACCGAAACGTCAAACAGAGGATAGAACAAAGCGGTATTGGCTGCGCCAACCTCGGTGCGGTAGATGCGATAAGCAGTTGCCTTGTGAATACCGCCACCATCGGTAATAGCGATATCAGCGGCACCAGTAGCAACGATTGCAGTAGCAGCTGAAGCAACGGCCAAATCGGATTCACCATAGCGGTTAATAGCAGAAACTGCATAGAACACGTTACCAGCATCAGCTGTAGCGAACTTAGAATTTGCTGCACCAGCAGAGACAGCCGTCACGGCAATAGTAGGCTTAGTAGGTGCCTTATCGCTTGTAGCAGCGGCAGATGCGAGACGTCCAGGATTCTTCTTGAAGAATACATCCTGATTCAGACCGATTGGACCAAACTGGCTCTCAAACTGCTGAACGCGCTGACCCATGATACCATTAGTCAAAGCCTGAGTGTTAGGCATAATGAACTTGTTACCATAGAACTGCTTAACGAATCCGCTCAAAACAGCAGGAGCGGCATACAGCTGAGTAGCCAGACCGAAATTCTCAACGATTGAGTTAGCACCGCTCTCAATAGCGTCCTCAGAAAGAGAAGCACCACGCATATCAATAACGTGCTCACTGGTCATGTACTCATTGTAATTAGCCCAAGCGTCAGACTGCTTCTGCTGAGCAATGAAGCCGTTAAACTCCAGAGGAATCAACTGCTCATCGCCAAAGTACAGAGACTTGGTCAGCTTGCGCAGAATCCACAGGGTACCATCCTTGATAGTCTTTTCCATGACGTTGCCAATCATGGTATTGACCAAGGTCATCTGATGAGTTACACTCTTGGTAACACCAAGATACTTCACCAGCTGAGCCCTACGAACAAATACGCTGTCCTCTTCCTCAGGCAGTTCACCCTCAGCGTTGAATCCGCCACGGTCTTGACCATAACTAACCTGCTGGTTGTACTCTTCGACAGTGTTGTAGGCAGGCTTCTTGGGGATGTCCTTCCACAAACGAATGTCGCTCTCACGGAAAGTCAGATGCTTGAGTGTCTTCTCAAGGCTCTCGACTTTAAGCGGTGAACCTGAAGCATCGGTCATGTTGGTAGTCTCACGGCCAGTAATCTCACCAGCAGCAAGAGCCTTATTCAATGCATCAACTTCAGCCTGATTGCCCTGACCATAGCCGTTTACACCCTGGTAACCATAGTCGGCAAGATTGATTGAAAGTCTTTCCATTTTGTTAAAAATTTTTTAAAATGAATAAAATACTACTACTTATTTTACAATTTCAATTCCAAATTCTGTCTTGATGCGAGAAAGAATTGACTGAGGTAGGTCGGCACCCGCTTCGTATGCAGTACAAGCCTTTGAGAACTCTTCATCATAACCACCCTTAGCAAAGGTTGCCTGGTCAAGAATCTCGGCTACAGCTGCACGATTCTTAATACTAACCTGATTCTGTCTCAACTGACCATCGTCACCGCCTTTCTCAAGTCCATCTTCGTTAGCCTTAGCAAAAGCACGTTCAACGGGTCTTGCGTTACGAATAGCCTTTGGCGCTGGAACGGCACTTCCCATTTCAGCCAACTGGTCGCTAATGTTAGCCAGCTGGTCTTCATAACCCTTAATAACCTCGTCCTGCTTGTTAATAGTTTCAATAGCAAGATTCAGACTTTCCTGAGCCTTTTCAAGCTGAATACTCTGAGCCTTAACTATAACACCAAGAGCCTTAATATACTTAGACTGAGAATTGTGTGAAGCGGCTACAGCCTTTTCAATACGCTCAAACTTCAAGCCAATTGAATTAGTCTTTGCCTTTTTCACTTCCTTTTCCTCATCTTCGGAATCTTCTGACTCTGTGTCATCGTCATCCTCTTCAGTCTCATCAGGCTCTTTATCGTCATCGCTGTCCTGCTTCTTAGCAGGCTTCTTGACTTTTGCGTCGTCATCTTCCTCGCCAGTCTCTTCAACCGAATCGTCAGGAGCAACTACGCCATCGTCATCAGCGTCCTTACCTTTGGTGATATCAATAGCAGGAACTTCAAGGCCAAGAGCCTCGTATGCCTTCTGAATATCATCATTGGTTATTGCCTTTGAATCTTTCTTCATGAGTGCTATTTTTTCAATTAGTAAATAAATCTTTTCAGCTTTTGAAATACTTATACCTGGAATGTCTTGAAAAATTCTATCGTAAACCTCAGATTTTCCAAAAGTAGTCACTTTAAGATTATCGTCAACGCTTTCTTTCTTCAAGGCAGCTGCGCTTTCGGTATCAAGTGCTTCTTCATGTTCAGGCTTTTCCTCTTTCTCCTTAATATCTTCGCTTTCATCTTCAAGGTCGTCAATCTCTCCTTTTATTATATTAGCGAACGTCTTAGGATTCTTAGGCTGATGCGTGATTGCTACGCCAGTAATAATAGCCTTTACAATCTTCTTATAGTCTGGGTCTGTAGGGTCATCGCTCTTACGCTTTACAACACGTCCTTCAATGGAATATCCTAAACGTCTTGTCTTAGAATCTTTAGCAAGAGTTTTAGCCAACTCCCAAATATCGCATGCAACCTGAGAATGAGGATACAACTGCGTTTCAATATACAAACCCTCCTTTCGTATTTCTGCCTTAGTCGGCTCTCCTACGATTGTACCAGGATTTGTCTTAGCCTGATGATGCCAATTAACCAAACCGCTTTTAAGCAACGGCTGAATATCAAATCCCTTTGGGTCAAGAAATTCTCCGTCACTATCCTCATCAGCGGTGGACGCAATACCTCCAAGGAGCATTATTTCTTCTCCAGTTTTCTCGTCCACCGCTTTTTCAACTTGGTTCAGTTCGCACCAAAACTCAAAATTATCTTTGCGCATATACTTTGCTTATTTTTACCAATACTATACTTGCCGATAAAAATAATGATAGATGTATAATTATTAAAAACCCACCTCAAGGTCATTTTTGACCTATAAGGTGGGTTGGGAAATATATGAAAGCTGGATTATGCTACCAACCGAACTCAGCAAGCCTTGATTTTTGCTTTTGATATTTTTCCTTAACCTTAGACATCTTATCGTCTAAACGCTCTAAAGCCTTGGAATATCTAACAACAACTGGATGATTACCATTATTGATAACTTCCTCACCAAGTTCTGCTAATTCCTCTTCCATATCAACCTCAGTCTGCTTTCTCTCGCGCTTGAGGTCATAATATTCCTGCTTCAACTCTTCCAATTTATCAGCCATAGCCATTTTCTCATAGAACGTCCTTTTGCGTCCTGCGTATTGACCTGGTATCTTTTCAAGATTATTGGTAGTTACGCCATAGAGTTTCTTTCCAACGCGAACAGTATGCCTATCTTTTCCGTATGGCTCTACATAAACGGCTTCGATAACCTCACCAGTATTGAGAGTTGCCTTAACCTTATGACCTGGTTTAAAAGCATTCTTAGTCTCTCCGTATTTCTGACCAACTCGCATAAGTCTGCGATTTTCTGCGTTATCTGCATAAACACCGCTACGCGCTTTCTCTAATTCGTCATCAAAGGATTTTTGAATCTGACTTATGACGAAATTTCTATGTTTTATAATGTCGTTCATTTTTACAAGAATTTTACGAACCTAATACTTGCATTTAAATGAATATGAACTTACTTCCAGTTCTGCTCAAATTCCTACCAAGTACTGCTAACCACGTACTACTACAAACGTCATCGTGAGAACCTACGGACTGCAAACCTTGGTCTGTAAATGCAACCGAACCAAGTTGGTCAAATATAATGTCTTTCATCCTCTTGCTATATTCGTCTCCAATAGGTATATGGAATAAACCGCGCTCAAACATAGTAGCAAGAGCAACCCAACCTTTGCTTAGGTCGTTTTTCTCAACGCCAGTAGTATGAGGAATAACGGGCATGCCGTAATCTTTTGCTCCATCAGAAAATATTTGCTGGAATACGTTTGCCTCAAATACCATTACATCTGGTCGGAATCTCGCATTAATTCCTCTTAGAATCTGCAATTGCTCATCGTACTTTCTACCCTTACCAATCTCTATCCAAAGCAACCACATACCGCCATCTTCTCCAACTCCCCAAACTGTATAACAATAAAAGTCGGCTCCAACTGCTGATGAAATAGCAAAGTCTGCTCCTACAACAACCTTGTCGAATTTTCTTGGAAAATCATCGCGGCTTCTAACCAACGTATAATTTTCCATGCGTACAAGGCTTAATCTGAGTATATCTAAAGAGAATATTGAAGCGTCACTTACAATCGGTCTGCATAGATTCTCACGGCTAAATATGATATTTCCCTGCGTATTCCTCATATCCATTAACGTCTGATAAGAGAATCTTTGCGGCCAAAGTATTTTACCATTCGGGAAAATAGCAGGATATTCAATTACAAACCAACCTTTCTTAGTTTTCAAATCTCCATATAGGTCTTGAGCATGAAATGGTGTTCCTACTACGATTGTCTGACCTCCAGGAATAATCATATTCATGATTACCGAATGAAAATAATCTATACTCTTTTGACGCTGCAACTGAGAATAAATTACGTTATCTTTCAATCCGTCATCAACTACGATAAAATATGGGTGAGCACCACGAACAGAAGAACCAAAACCCTTACCAGTAAGACGTGCTCCGTTGGCGCAGGTGATATTCGTACTCGCCCACGCGCCCTCCTTAGTATTCTTTGGCATTAAACGCTCTGCAAGAATATCGTTGCTTTCTATCGTACCCTTCAGAATCTCTATCAAGTCAACGCTTTGCTGAAGTGAGAATGAGAAAAGAAAACCTCTATTGCTATTGCTTCGCGTTGGTCGCATTGAAAATTGCATAGTCTTAGGCTTCTTATACCTATACAACTGCCAAGCGATATATGCGTTGCTGAAATAGTAAGACTTTCCATGTCCACGCGCTGCTTCAACGCACAACTTCTTGTAGTGCATTACAAGGTCACCCCATTCTATATGATGTTGATTAAGTTGAAATTCTGGTAAAACGCTCGTGATAAAATACGTCAAATTATTTACTCTCAAAGTTTCCTCAATACTCTCTGAAAGTCTATCGGTATAATGCGGGGCAAAATCTATATCACGCTGACCAGTAAATAGAACTCCGAATGTTTCTTGGAGCATTATATCTATCATTTGGTCAATATCCTTATCGGTGCCCTCCATTATCTCATTTAATCCACGTTCATCTAAAGAGTCAATAATTTCATCAACAACTCTTAAACATTCCGCTTTATGAAGCGGGCTTCTATTTATCGTTTCTAATTCTCCTAACATAGTAAACTATTTTCAACAGAAATGCCTCAGAGGTGTTTTGCAACTCCCCTGAGGCGGTCGTGTTAAAGATAATCGAACTGTAAACTAAAACACGATGTTCTTGGTAACTTCTGCCTGAATTTCAGACATTGCTTTTGCCTTTTCATCTTCTTGCAAATCACCGCTGTTTTCCAACGCTCCCTTGAATCTCTGAATATCATGGTTCACGCTTTCTACGCTCAAGATAACCTCGCTGTAAATCTGCTGGCGAATATCCTTGTAATCGAAATGGAACTTGAATGCGTTCTTATCAATCCTAACTACAAACCCAAATGCTTCAAGAGTATTCAGCATTTCCTCTGCCTTATTCCAACTCAAGGTTGTTGCGTGAACAAGTTCTTTCTTTGAAAACGTAATAGTGCTTGCCTTATCCTTACTAACCTTACCACGCGTCAAAATACGGAACATTTCAGAGGCATGGGCAAACGCTACTTTACGATTGCGTTCATCCCTTAAAAACGCGGTCATGCGAGCAGTCTCATCAATCTTATCAGAGTTTTTCTGAGCAACGTAATCCACGATAACCTGCTCATTGGTCAAAACCAAACTAACACCCTCTTTTTCTGCAAGTTTGTTCAACTTCTCAAGGAACTCTTTATTCATGCAAGCAAGAATCACCACGCTTTCCTCAGGCGTCAGTTTCTTAGGCTCTTTCTTTGCCGTTGTCTTCTTAGCAACTTTCTTAGCGGTCGTTACCTTTACTTCTGCACTCTCCTTAACTTCGGTAGCAGCAGGGTCGGTTGTTACTTTCTTTGCCATATTGTTTTACAATTACTTTTTATTAAACTTCTTAACGTTGGTGGTCAACTTCTTTATCAATTCATCGACACTAAATGCTATGTTACGCAAGCAATAGTCGCTACGCTTAACAACTGACGTCTCAGAATCGTCAACCTGCTCAATAATAGCGGTATCAAAATTCACCTTAACCTTATTGTTATCATCGAAACGAACGCAAGTAATACGCGCTTCAGTAATATATCCGTTCACCAGCGCATATACAATCTGACCAAGATGAGGTATTCTGCTATAATCCGTCTTTTTTACGCAACGTTTCTTTGCGGTCTCTCGTCTCTCGAAATCTTCTGATGTTGCGGTAAACCTTGATTTATGCGGTATTAAATCTCCCTTTCTCGTTTCTAACACGCTTGACGAATTTGAAGCCTGATGAACGGAATCCCGATGAAGATTGAAAATCTTTTCAGCTAAACCCCTGCTATCTGGAATGATATCAGTGACAATTTTATATCTCAACCCAACTCTCTCTCCATCCTTTTCAATCATACCAATATCCTTCAGTGCTTCATAAACAGCTGTAGAGTAACGTGCATCCACTCCAATTTCTTTAAGCATGTTGCCAATGGAACGTTCTTTAACACTAACCCATCGTCCAACGTACTCAGGGCTCAAAAAATTCTTCACGACTAATTCCAATGCCGCAAGAACATCTTCCTTACTTGATACTTTGTTTCCCATTTTAGTTTACTATTTGATTGTTCGATTATCATAATAATAAACTTTGGCGAGAAAATTTCTTGGTAAATTTTTATTTAACTCCGCATTCAAACTCAAAGAATTTTTGACCCCTCTCTCTTTGACCAGATTCTTTTTCCTCTTTAGCAGAAGATTCAACGCCACCCTTAGTACTGCGTAATTTCTTCATAAACCAACGCAAAAGGTCTGCATTGGCTTCTACGTCATTCATTGCTCCGTGAGCGTCATTTATCTTTAGTTTCGCATTTGCTATACAATCGGATAGCCTCAATTTTTCATCACCCTTCAATCCCCAAGTAAGTTTACCAAGCGGATAGGTATCAATGAAATTTGGGTGCAAATATTCCCATATACTATCTTCTTGACTTTGAAAAACGTATTCAAGGAATCCGTGGTCAAACGGAATATTATGACCTACTGATATAAGTCTGTTGGCGTCCTTATACTTTCCGTTTGCTTGATACTTACTCCAAAGTGCCTTCAGTGTCTTGTATAATTTCTTCCTTGATATACCATTCTTAACATCGGACATAGTAACCATTGTATGTTCCAATGCGTCTTTTTCTATCTTTAAATCATCATAAGGTCTAACAAACGTTTCAAACCTATCAACCTCTTTCAATGTATATGGGTCAAGAATTACGCATGCGTACTGAGTAATAGGATTCTTAGTAAAATCCAAACCGCCAGTCTCGCAATCATGCACGCAATAATACGATTTATTCATTGTAACAACATTTTTATATTACTATATAAATAAACGATGCTAAGGCATCCGTTTCGTTTCTACTGGTAAGTTATCGCCTAATTAAATTAACGCGCTCCTGCGCCTTGCTATGATATAAATTTGGATATAAAAGAGCCTCACCGCTCCATCCTTGTCCTGCGCTTATATGGATGTCTGGCGATGAGGCATATTTATGCCGCCTTAGTGTCGCTTTAGGATAACGCGGATAGCGAACTGTTTGGCGTACAATTTAAATATTTATTCTTCCGTCATGCTCTACTACTCTGAGTAAAACTTAGCATAGATTTAGAGTCCATCCAGTATTGACTCTGATTTGTTAGACGGCTTGGTTGTAATTATGCGGTGATAGAGCTGCGTCGAAAAAATAGTTATGTAGTGCTCCGTGGCCCAAATTATTTCTTGCCTTATTATAATTAGGTAGTGTCGAATCAAGAATATAGAACTTAACCGAATTGGGCCATCGGAACTCAGCAAGCCGCACCTGAATCTCGGTCTCAGCCGTAACAACGGCATTGGTGCTGGCGTGCTCGGGCATGATGCAGTCCTGTTCTGCGCTTGCCGGTGCCCAGCCACTGGAGGTCGATGGTCTCCATATTCAGATTCATCACAGCGGTGTCGTACAGAGTAGTCATTGCTACATAGCCGACATCATTCTCAGGCGGTTGCTGGAAACTTCGCAATTCCGCAGCCTGAATCGCCATGCAGGCGAAAAGCAGGCAAGAAATCATAAGAAATTTCTTCATGTTAATAAAAATTTAATAAGTTAATAAATACACCATACCTGTTCGGGGATGCTTCTCTATTTATATCTGAGATAAACTACTATTCACCCTCAGCCTTGTCCTTGTCTTCCTCTCTATCTTCGTCAACCTCAGGCGCGTCTGCTCCATCCTTGTCCTGCGCTGCTTCAGCTCCCTCTACTGGAATCTCACGCTCAGCATTCTCATGTGTATCGGTAGAATCCTTTTTCTCGGCTTCATTCTCGTCACCCCTTTCTACCTCAAGAATTGCTTGATAGATAAAACAATTATCTGCTTCGTTGCACTTCTCACACTTTGCCGTGTCGATGGTAAAAGGCTTGGCACGCTTCTTTGCATCGTCAAGAATCTGCTTAACTTCGTCAAGAGTTTTCTTCACGCCAGCTGTCTTTCCCTCTTTATAGGCTGCTTCAATCTTAGCCTGAGAACCCTTCAAAGCGGCTTCAACTTCGTGTTTAACAATCTCTGCTACCTGGCTCTCAAGGTAAACAGCCTGCTTAGTTGCCGCAATCTTAGCAACTTCGTTAATCACCTGACGTACATGCGCTGCTCCGTCAACATTACCTCTGCGCTTGTAGGTATGCTCGCTGAAAAGAACAGCTTGCCAAATAGCCTTGCGCTGACGCTCATTAAAGAGCATGTTGTAAATAAGTCTCTTAATGTTCATAATACTATAAATAAAATTTTGTTAATGGATTTGAACTGTTTCTATAAACTTTGATGCTATTTTTTCTTCAAGTAATCCAAAGCCTGCCATTCCAAAACGCAAGAATGATTAAACTTACCAGTTTCGTCCTTTCTCCAAATACGGCAATAACGCGCTTGCCAGAACTCATCTGTACAAGGTGGTACCCTTGGAGTCATATGGTCGTACTTATGGTCAGGTTTCTGAACTTCTATCGGTTGAGTTTTTACAATCTCACCCTCTTTGTAAGGTTTAGGCAAATACTTATTATAAGATTGGTCAACCTGCCACTTTGATACCTGAAGGAACTTAGGTAATTTGGAATAATCTTTTATTGGTTTCATTCAATTAAAGTTTTGATTTATTACTTTGTAATAAACCTTGTAAGAAAAAATAAGGATGGTATCATCGCTTGGCGAATCAACCATCCTATCAACTCGTGGTTAAAACAATTACTTCTTCGCTTTCTTCTTAGGCTCGTCAATCACCTTAACGCTCGGCATAGGTCTGAACGCTACGTTACGACTACCCTTGATTTCAATAGTCTCTCCGTTCATAGGATTGCGACCAGTGCGGGCAGGATTCACTTTCTGCTTGAAAGTACCAATCGTTGGAATTGCAATTTCCTCTCCGTTGTCGCGAACTTGCTCAACAATAACACGTCCTGCTTCGTCAACTACCTTGTTAACATCCTGCTGGGTGAGCCCAGTGCGCTCTGCAACCAGCTTAATAAAATCCCATTTCTTCATTTTGTTTTACAATTTGTTAATTAAAAACTGAATTTACAATCTCTACAATTTTATAACGTTGATTTTGTATTCCGATAATTTCTGTAATAGATATTCATAACGCTCATCACGCTTTTCCTCTTTTTCAAACCACGCTTCCAAATTCGTCTTAGGATAACGCATGCTTGGCTCCATACCTCCGTTTATAACAATGCCATACTGCCACCTTGCTTTCGGTTTCTCTACAAACCTCATCTTTCTTTCAATGCACTCAATTCCAAACATATAAATCGTTGCATCGAAATCGTCAAGCCTGAACATTGTTCGGTATGGCTTATCTTCGTCTTCATCCTCATCTGAATCTGTAAGACTATCAAGTGTTACGAATTTCTTTGTACGCTTTTTCCTCGGTTTATCATCCTCGGAATCTTCGTCATCAATCTTAGTATTCCAAACTTTCTTTGCCATATTATTACAAACCTAATTCAACAATAACTTTCTCCCAAGCCTTACCTGAAGCCGTTATCACTGCATATAAATGGTCTGGAACTACGCTAATACCGCTTTCAAACAAATTCCATACCCAAGTCCTGACATTAGTAACTGGAGACTGATAAGTCACCACTACGCATGGAATCCTTAATTCCTGCTTCCATCCGTCCTCACTAACTACTTCAAAAACCAACTCAAGTTTCTCGTCAGTAATCTTAGTCAATTTATCTATCTTAACATCAAAACTCCAATGACCACCGAAATGCACCTTAAAGCAATCATCGACATCAAGTTTCTGATGATGCGCTAACTTATTCGGGTCAGGCATACGTTTCAATACTTCAGCCATAAGAGTGTTAGGCAAAATAGTTTTATTACCATCAGATATACGCTTGAGCAGTTTCTCTTTCTCTGAAATCAACTCACCATTACTGGTATTCAGTTCTATAACCTGCTGCTTATATCCGTCACGCTCTTTTGTTAGAGCGTCAATTTCCTCTCGCAATATCTTTCCTGCGATTTTCTTAAACAATTTCTTCATACTTCTTGAATTTTAGCCCAAACCATCAAAGGACTTGCGTTTTGGTCTGCTATGAACTTTTCGTTGTTATAAACTATGCTTAAAACCTGACCGAAATAAAAATCATCCGTTTTATAATCTTCTGATACAACAGTTGTTTCAAGATGAGCACCAACTGGAAAGAAACTTTCAATATTCCATCCCTCTTCATCCTTATCTTCAAAATCAGGATTCACTAAAAGAACAGCAAGGTCAGAAATATCGCAACCTAAACTCCTTGCTACATAATCATAATAATCTTTGGCGCCAGGATATGATTTAATGATATCATGAATCTCATCCTGACCAATCTGATAGTCATAATACAAATCTTTTTGCATATCTCGTGAATTGTTTCGCTAATAATAAACCTTGGTTTCTCGGCTTCCGCTCGTTCGCATATCGCACGTGTTTCGCGTATATACGCATACGCATATTAGCAACGCTCGTTGCAAAAAAGTTTCTTTATTAAATTTCTTTCTACAGAAAAATGTTGAGAGTTTATAGGTTTGCTTTTTCTTCAGAAAAAGAAAAACTAAACTCTCACCCTAAACCCTCTCCCTGAACAAAAAGAACAAAGAGTTTCTACAACTTTGCTCAGAATTTTTGTTGTAATAAAATAATCACCCTTACATCAACTTTTTCGGTTTCTCCCGAACTCCCTACTGGAAAGGGAATAAAAAGTCTTTGTAAGGGTGGTTTACAACGCCTACAAGAGCATCCTACCTTATCCCCAAATAACGTAATTCATCTTATTGACGATTGGCTGCCACCATTCGATAATTCGGAACATCACCTGGGTAGTGAAAAGATAAATGAACAAAGTCCACATAACGATTGACCAGATGCATTTGTAAGGCTGGCGCAGAACTCGGTGATTGTAAAATCTACCATTTAAAAATCTGTACATGTGATACGCTAACTTGCAAACGTTTTCTAAAACTACGTCAACCAAGAATCTCTTAATTTTTTCTACCATAATTGTAATTTCTTTGAATGTTAAACTTTGATTTACTTGGTACGAAATTACCGCTTTTATTTTGAATAGCAAAATTTTTTATCAAAAAATTTTGGTTTTATACCAAAAATTTAACGTTTTGATATAAATTTAACCAAATATCAATAAAAATTCCACCCTACTTTCTCAAGCAAAGTGGAATTGTAACATGAAAAGAAAATTTATCAATTAGTCAAATTTACATTACGCCATTTAGAGTCATAATCTTCAAGCGTTGAAGGCATTCGTCTATAATACGGAACTGTATCCATGTAAATAGTATCGCGCACAAAATCGTGCATTTCTATCACTTGAAAATACTTACTATCTCGTTTAATGATTCCTTTAGGATAACCGATTGCTCTTATATTATCATTTCCTCTATACTCCTTAACGGAAAATATATCAAGCAATGTAATTATTGCAATAATGAATAACAATATTGCTATTACTGGAATCATTCCTTTCCTTGAAATCTTATCAAACCCCATTCTGCTAACTTTTCAAAACCACCTATACTATCAACGTATTTCTTTGCTATTTCTACAATCTCGCTGAAAGGTCTGCCGTCAACCTCGGTGTCTCCTATGTTACAAATTGCCTCGCATACTCTCCTTTCTTCCTGAGCCTTCAGGTGAAGATAGATATTCACTGATACGTCAGCCTTGGATAAATCCTTTCCGTGCAAACCACCGCCAGTTACGGCATCGCCCATATCGGAACCCAACTTGCGATTAGTAGCACCGCAATCCACGTCAATACCGCCATCCCACTCGCCAAGCGGATTGATAACAATATTTTCTATTCCTACTTCACGCAGATATTTCTCAACGTATTCATAATTTGCCTCCTTGAGTTTACTTTGGCATATAGTTACAGATGTTCCGTTGATAAGATATTTTCCATCGCTCGGATAATTGAACTGCATACGTCTTGCTATCAAAGCAAGTTTATACTGCTCTTCAGTTACAGGGCATCCTCGGAAAATTCCGTTATCACCGCAACGGAATCCATCTTGCTGATTTTCTGCTAAATGAATATCTTGCTTAACTATCTTAGTGTTGATATTCTTAGTCTTGATATCGGGCAATAGACGTTGAACAATTGAATAAACTTCATCTTTGATGATAGTTTCGCTTGTTTCGATTAAAACTGTTGCAAGTCCATGTCCAATAAGAACTTCTGACGCAATCTTAGGATTCTCTGATTTTTGATAAGCAAGGTCGGTCAACGCACCTGCAATTCTATCTGCCACCTTATCTGGGTGGAAAGCATTTACCTTTTCGTACATATTAAATCGTTTATTGATTATGAAATTTAACGCTTTTATAAATGAACAAATTATGTAATTTGTTTAACATCCTTTCCCGAATTAACGCTATCTACAATCTCAGTTGGTATATTTACCACCTCTACACCTGCTCTCTTTAATAATTCCTCTCCGTCCGTAATCCTATAAGGTCGTTCATAAACAACGCGCTTTACGCCAGCTTGAATTATCAATTTACTACATTCCATGCAAGGCATATCGGTACAATATAAAGTAGCACCATCAGAACTTTGTGTTGAACGCGCTAATTTAGTTATAGCATTTGCCTCTGCGTGAAGAACATAAGGCTTACTAATCAACTTGACTCCCTCTTGAGAAATCTTCTTCAAATGCGCTCGTTTCCGCTCATCGGGCAAATCTATAAACGGCTCACGGCTCTTATCCTCAGAATATTCGCATACATTCTCAAAACCTATTGGCGTGCCGTTGTAACCATCGCTAATAATATTACCATCCTTAGATACTACCAAGCATCCAACCTTGAGCCTGATAGCATAGGAATTTTCTGACCAAATACGCGCCATCCTTAAATAGCGTATATCTTTCAAATATTGCTTATCCATTTCCATCGTCTTTTATTTCTTCAAAGAAATTATTGAAAAACGTCTTAGATACACTCATAGCACCCTTAATATCACATACACCGCATAATACGGAATATTCATAAACCCTACCAACCTCATACTGATGATGTGGTCCAGCATTAATGCACCTTGCTTTAAACTTACTCATATCTTATATCATTTTATTTTTCTTTGCGAACTCCATTGCTTTTTCGTCTCTGTAAATCTCTCCGTAATATCTTCTATCAAACAAAACTTTCCTGACGTGACTAACATCATATTCGGCTAATGAAGCATATAACTCCTTTGTAACGTCATAACCAAGACAAAGTTCAAACGTTGCATCGAAATATAAATCACCAACCTTATTCCAAGCATGCTCTATCGGTAGAAAATTAGCGACCAATACTCTCCCCTCAACATACGTTACATGTCCGTCAGGATGACTCATGATATCAGCCAAATTATAAGCGTTCTTGAAGCATTGTTTCAGCTCTACCATACTTTCCATAATCCTGACTTGTTCCTCTGTAAATAACTCCCTTACAGATACCACCTTACAAGGCTTCAGGTCTGCTTTCATCGCTTCCAGGAACTCTTTACGTTTACCATCGCAAACGTTAATTTCCATATCGTAATATTGATAAAATTTCTCAAGATTATTTTCCATATAAGTTATTTCTTTGAAGAGTCATTGCATATTTCTTCTACGATTATTGCGTCAACGGCTTCAGATTTTATTCTTTCCCATTGCTTTCTTTTTCGTTTTTGCTCATCCGTCAACGGCTTCTTAGGTGACATTGTAACCCAAGTGTCTTTTCTCGTTTGCGGTCTATAATTTTGCTCCCAAACTATAAACGGAATATCAAATATTGATGAAGTGCCGCTTGACGATATTCCGAAATTAAATCTAATATGCATAATGATTATTTCTTTGCTCTTTTCTTCAAAATATTAAAAGCAGTCTGAATACGTTGCAAACCTCTTATCAAATCTGGCTTAGATTCTTCCATGGCTTGCTTTAATTCCTCAAATTTCTTTTTACCACTATCTCTTTGCTCCTGATTAGTATGGTCTTTAAACCATTTCTTGTTACACTCTTTACTGCAAAAGAAATGAACACCGCTTATACCATATAAAAACAGCATCTTTGAAACAAAGCCTAAATTCTGCGCTTCTGCAGCGGCAGCACCGTCAGGGCTCCCACCTACATACATACTCAGAGAACCAACCTTCTCCTTTCTTGCCTTGGAGTCTTGCACATGGTTGGTGTGAGCATGATTTCTTAAAGTTAGAATAATTGCGGTTCTATCTGATGTTCGGCCAGTTTCTTCTTCATGTTCCAGATGCGGAATCCGAGCAGTCGGAGCAGTTTGATTTCTTCTTCGGTCGATACCTTGTAGTCGTGCATTCGGTGGGCTGGCACATTGATGCAACAGCCACCTATACGACTGCCACGTACTCCAACCTCTTCGGGCGAGGCGTAGATAATGAGCCCGCACTTGTGGGGGTTGTGCTCAGTATAGCCTTCGATGGTCGAATGCTCGTAGTATATCCATCGGGAGTCGCACTTATACTTACCAGTATAGAGCCAGTTGAACACGCGCTCGGCTATCGAGATAGGCACGGCATAGTAGAAGTGCGACAGCTTGGGGTCGTCGTGCGTGTGCTTCTTCTTGAAGTCTGCCATGAAGTCGCTCCATGTTCGCTTAATTTCTACTTCTGTCAGTCGGTTAGCCTTCGAGAGCACCAGCAGGTCAGCTTCGTGGTTCAGGAATCCCCAGTTGCAATTCGGTATCACGATGTTGCTGCGGATGTAGAACGGCGAGTCCTGGTAGCCTGTTATCAGCGTCTCTATCTGCTCAATGGTGAGTGTTGTGTCTGCTTTCATTCCTCCTTTTGCTTCATTCGTTCATACTCCGCTTGCGTCATCATCTGTTCGCCGGCACCGCAGCGCACGACAATCATTGCGTCTTCCTCGGCCTCGTACCATTCGCCATCCTCTGCACGGTATCGGCTACCCTTCGGCACGTTCAGCACTTTGTTGAAGTGGTGAATCCAAATCTGGTCGTTTTCAAGGAAACTGCGGAAGCCGTCCGGCAGCCTTCGCCTCAGTTCCTCGCAAGCCTCCGACACATCCGACGGCTCCGCATGGTGCTGCTCCATCAGCTTTGCGGCTGCGCTTGCGAAACATCTTGCGATGTGGTCCACCATCGTTTCAATCCGTTGCGGTTCGAGGTGCAGCAGTGGGGCATACTCGCCAGATATGAGGTGATTGAATCCGCACCGCTTGTAACTTATCTCATACGGCATCCACGACACCGACACGCCTATATCTCCGGCTTTCGGTCGCCCCTTCTCGTCGTATCTCGTCTGCCATCCTATACTGGCACACAATAGTATTGCTTTGTTCATGGTTCCTTATAATTCGTATAATTCGTGTTCAAAAAGAAAGAGGTCGCGGCAGCACCGTCAGAAGATTTAGATGTTTTGAAAAGGAATTTTCCGCATTCCTCGCAATAAATATCTCTATTCATCATCATTATTTTATTATATACATTGATAAAAACGTTGCCTTGATAATTTATTCGCTTGCTACGCTCGTTTCTATTATCGAACTGGTAAGTTATCGAATAAATAAAGAAAAGCGGCTACAACCATCAGAATCGTAACCGCTTCTCAATATACAACAACGTATCGAAATTTACTTACCTAAACAAACGTTTGTTAATTCATCTTCATCTGCTTCTGAATCCAAATCCTTTGAATAATGAAGAATTAAACGTTTTGCGTAATTTATTTCTTCAACCGCCTTTTCTTTGTATCCTAACCCAATCAACTCCTGGGCGTCAGATAGGTGACTAAATATAGCAATCCTTATATTGACTTTCATGCTCAGTTTCCTCTATTTCTGCAATAACAACTCTCACTATGTACGATTGCTACACCACCTTGCCTTGGAGCGTTAAAAGATGTTGCTACTACATACTTATGACCGCTCACGTTTACCTCTCTAACATCAACGCTTAAACGTCCATTACTTACGTCAAAGGTAAATGCTGAGCAAACTAAAGCAATTGCTATAATCGCTAACAGCGTTGTTAAAACTTTCTTTTTCATATCAATCTACTTCTATTATAACAGGACATCCGTACTTACAATGCGTAATGCCGTAAACCTTGATATACTTCTTTCCGTTAATTCTCAGCGTATCGCCTTTAGTGTAAATATCGTGCTGAGCGTTGAGATATTTGACTTCAGGTTTCTTTTCTGAACTATCCTCGCACGAAAATAAACCAATCGCTACTATCGTTATTGCTATGATACTCAAAAATTTCTTCATGTTACTTAAACTCTTTTGTTTTACAAATAACTACGTTTCCGTGAATATCCCAATCGTCACCGCAAACATTCGTTACATAATCGTTTGCTTTATTGTTCCGTATTGGATTAGGTTTTAGCAACCCCTCTTCATCGCAAACAAAATACTCGTCTTTTGAAAATCTTATCGCTTCTACTATATCGCAACCAATAGCGTCATATAATTCTTGAAGCTGAAATCCCTTGCGTTTATCTTTTGGTTCAATATCGACAACGCTTCCATCGGTTTTATATAATTTAGCCATAGTTGCAGATATTTGAGTTATTCTTCATCGTATTCTTCGCGCATCTGCTTATCAAACTCTGCGTTCTTTTCCTCGCGTTTCTTTTGACGGGCAAGATATTTCTGATGTTCTCTTTCCTGCTTCTCTGCCCAAGTTACGCATAACTCTTTTTTCTTCTTGATAACTTCGGTAGCATAAAAGTAATTCCATAGTTTGTCTGGCAATCCGTATCTAATTTGATTTGAAATAGCATCCCACTTAATACGCAATTGCTTTGTTGCTGCCTCAAAATGACGTTCCGAATCTTGATGACCAAAACCATTGTAAATAGACTCAAGTTCATTTACCATAATAGCAAAGAACTTTTCCTGCTTCTTGAAGCCTGCTCCGTTCTGGATGTCCGCTTCCTTGATAATTTCTTTTGTTTTCATAAATACGTTGTTATTAAATCTCGTTGACTTATGTCGAAATAAAAAACCTTGCTAACTTTTATTATTAGCAAGGCTTCTTAAATCATCAAAATTTCATCCAAACCTTTTTGGTTTTCGGGAAAACATGTTCTTTGCTTTTGTCTCCGTTCTTGTAGGCTTTATAGCCTTGCTCCTTCAGCGCGAACTCTCCACGAATATAATGCGTTCCATCGTCATCATTCCTGAGCCAAAACTTCGCACCTTCGTTGGTTTTAGTTAATACTACTTGTCTCATCCCTTATAATCTTTAGGTATCTCTGTTTTATCGTTGTAATGCTTAATCGCGTATTCGGTTGCTAAATCAATCATAAGGTCGTACTTATGCATATGATAATCGCTAAAGTAATTGCGCTGGTCTGGGTCTTGGTTCATGATAAAGTTTTCTATCGCGTCCATAGCCTTGACTCCATCAGTGTTTCCATCCTCGTTGAAAGCGTCTCTGAGTAAATCTACAAATGCTCCATAGAACACGCTTATCTCAACCTCATAATCAGTGTCTCCGTAGCAAACACCGCTTCCACCGCACTCTTCGCAACATTCCTCATCGTCATCCTCTCCTACTACTCCACTACCACCGCAATACGGACACTCATACTCTTCAGGCTCCAACTCCTTTATGAAGCGTGCGTTGATGTTTCCGTTATTGCAGTATTCGTAATACAATCGGTTTGCTGCTCTTACTACTTCGCCAACCAGATATTCCGCTCTACCCTCTGCAGGCATCAGGGTCTTGGTTAGCGCACTAAATTGACTCTCATAAGCACCCTCGTTATTCCAATAGTGCTTTGTAATTTCCGTTCTCTTAGTTTCCATAATGCTCGAATTTTTATGTTAAAAACTATGTTTCCTGGTACGAAATTACGAATAATATTTCAAACGACAAAATTTTTTATCAAAAAATTTTGGTTTTATACCAAAAATTTTTATTTTTGTTGGTAATTTTGGTAAAATTCTATAATAAATTGATTTTCGGATAAATAAAAAGTGCCCCAACTTTCGTGTTGGGGCTTACGCTACGCGTGCTACCATCTTAGGCAGCTGCACGCATCATGCGATGAACGCTTCTGCGACGCATAGAAAAATTTTTTGCTTTGCCATTTAATTGGCCTGAAATCCTCTTACTCTCATACTCAAATGCTGTCAAATCCAGTCACCCCCTTATTAGGTAAAAAGCAGCGGCAATCGGCTGGCGCATTGGCGGCACGTGCGGCGCAGGATAGGAACGTGCAGGCCATTCTGGCGCATTCGGGCAAGTTGGCTGGGTCGCTCTGGTCATCGCTCATTGCGTTTGGCGGCTCGGCATAGCCCATTCGGATGAAGCCGTATTGCTCGCTGCTCTTAGTGGAGGTGGAGGGCATCGAACCCTCGTCCAAACATTCTTTCCTAAAGTCGTCAACGGACTTCGTTATAATAAACTTTGAATAGAAAAATTGTCATAATACGCTGCATCGCGTATAATCAAACCATCATCCGAATGTAGCGGATAACTTTTATTAACCATACTTTGCCCCTCGTAATCAAACCAAACGAAAGTAATATCATTCTTATCGGTATCAATAACAGCTTCGTTGCAAAAATCGTCATAAGGGCATCCGTACTTTTCTGCTAAATGCGTTGCAGGCTCTTTAAGCAACTTTATTTTCATATCCCTATACTTTTACGTTACATAAATACTTTTAGCTGTAGCAACAAAAATAACGTGGTAGAAAAGCAAATCCACCCTACTTATCATAAGGTGGATTCACCGATATTACCAATAATTACTTCTTCAACCAAATACCATTGGGCTCATAATCAATATTGAATCTACGCTGTAAGGCTTCCAGCACCGCCTTATCAACTCTCATATTATCGCCATTGGAGTTAGTCAACCAAAGCGTGTTACCATCCTTACGCAAGCGGAATCCCTTTTTAAAAGCCTTCAAAACACTCTGCTGAGACTTGGATAAACCCGATGGAGTAGATTTAGCAAGCAACTCATCAAGAGTTAGTTTAGCAGGGGCAGCGTCTTTCTTCGCTGCCTTATCCTGCTTCTTGTCGGACTTCTTAGATTGCTTCTTAGCAGGCTTCTCTGCCTTGCTCTCGGACTTCTTAGCGGTCTCTGGAGTATCTACCACGGCACGGTCAGGGAACTGCTCTGCAGCCTGCTTTCCTCGCAAAGACTTCCAATCAAACTTACCAGGAGCATACTCCATCCAAATCCAGTTAGGATTCTTCGGATGAACCTCTCCCACGTAATGGATTGCCTTGCGACCACGCTTACCCTTTTCTGCCGTTTCAGGCTTCTCGTTCTTAGTTTCGGACTTCTTAGCAGTCTTAGGCTTCTCTGCCTTAGTCTCGGACTTCTTAGCAGATGCTGCTTTCTTCTGAGGCTTCTCCTGCTTTGGCTCCAATGCGCTGATACGCTCCGAATAGATATTCATAACCTCTTCGCAACCCTCAGGCATATCCTTACGCATAGCATCAATGCAGGTCTTCAGCGCTTCTACGTTATCCCAATTCGTCAGCAGGTAGGTTGCCACCTCTTTGTTGAACTTCGCGGCAGGTCTCTTAGACTTGCTCAAACTTGCCATCTTTGCAGCCTTAAACTCATTCAGGCGAACAATAGTCTGGTTCATCACTTCGTTGTTACTCTCGTTTGCTACGTTGGTAGCGTTGTTGTTCTTTGTATCCATAATTTTCTGCTTTTAAATGATTATTATTTTTCTTGATAACTTTGACTGCTTAAAAATCACATTTCTATATACTCGCTGATTTGTAAACCTAATTCCCTACAAGCCATTATAACTTCTTCGGGCAATTCATAGCAGCCGTCATATCCCTCCAGAGTAGTCTTATTTTCGTCAAACTCCAGACACCCTTCAAAATAGGTCTCTCCGTCATTCGGGTCACTTTGGTACTCATAACATTCTTCGTTCTCATTGATTCTAACCCAACTCTCGTTATCAAACCAAAACTCATGGTCACCCAAGTTGTCAACTTTCTTAGTAATCTTCGGTTTCATATCTTGCCTCCTTTCTTAGTTATTTCCGTACATCAGGCATCGTCGCACTATGAGACCCCTCGGTGCAATGTTCTTCAAAGTATGCTATCTGCTCAGCAGTAGCCTCATAGTAATAATCGGAATATCGTCTGCACTCACTTGCAGAATCATTTAGAGCCTTAACCAAAGTCTTCAATCCTTTTGGCTCTCTCGGAATCTTATGATTCCAACTGTTTCCGCACTCCAAGGTATAACCGAATATACCATGATTCATTTCCTGAAGCGTTGCGCCCCAAATTGTCGTTCTCTCGCGGTGAACCGCTGCGACATAGATTTTCTTAATTTTAGCCATAATTTATAATTTCTTTGAAGTTAAACTTTTGTTTCTTGGTACGAAATTACGACTTTTTCCGCATTCGGCAAAATTTTTTATCAAAAAATTTTGGTTTTATACCAAAATTTAACTTTTTACCAACAATTTTAACGTTTTTATCATTTGATTAAGTAAATTACTGGCGATAAAAAGAAAAATGCGCCTAACTTCTCAGTCAAGCGCATTCGGCAGAAAATTAGTCAACAAAGTCAACCTCTCTTCAAAGAAATTATATTGGTTTATTACAAAACTCTCCTTATAATGTAATCACGATAATTCTCAAGAATCTTCAACCTACCATCAGACGTATAAGCGTATTTTGAGAAATCATTCATATTACCTTGCTTGCTACGAAAGAACATTGTTTCCAAATAATGATTTTCCTGCGGTCTTTCTATTTGAAATTTAGGAACCATATTCTCATCAAAGCAAACTCTCAAGATTGATTTACAAGATTTATGATAAATCTCTACATAATCTCCATCAACCCATCTTTTATTCCTATCAACTCCCTCAGGATAGTATTTTAGCATCAATCCGTTTCTTATCTCAATCACAACGCGATTCTCTTCAGCGCAACGATTCATTATAAGAAACTGAAGCAACGCTTCCGCTTCTCTTATATCAATCTTGCTAATATCTTCGTACTTCTTTATAAACTTATATACTTTGAATTTACTCGCAAGCCAATACTTTGTAGGCTGGAATCGGATAAAATCAAAAATCAAAATCATCACGAATGCAATAGCAACTATTGTTAATGCGTAAATTATCATACTCATACCCTTTTATTTAAATGTTTATTTTGATAATAACTGATTTGGAAATTCCTTGCCGGCAAAGTAGCAATAGTAATTATAACAAATCTTACAACCGCTTGTTGGAATACGTCTTTGTCTTCTCTCGCAAAAATCTGAATTTGAAAGGAAATCGAATTTCACTTTTCTCTTACCAACCCAACTCGTCAAATCAGTTCCAATGTAGCGTATCTTGTAACTTTTATCAGTTTCCGCTTCTACTAAAACCTTGTACTCATTACCGACAAAATATTTGTTTCCGTAATTATCCCAATGTAAGGTCTTGCGAAAATAAATACCTTTTTGAGGCAATGCTATCTTAATTACAAAATTTCCCATACTTTATCTTATATCATTTTCATCCTTTCCTGATTCTTCAGATTCTTTCTTTGCTAAATGATTAGCATACCTTACATATACTTTCTTTGCCTTATTTATCAACATACCCCTGATATCATCGCTCATATCATTAAAATCTTCCGTATCAAACATGCTCGTATTTTTCCAAAGATACGTTAAATTATCCCTTGCTTCTTTTCCAAGGTCTCTCATCTTATCAAACATATCAAGTGAGAAATCCTTATCAATCTTTCTTAACTCTGAGTTGATATCAAGACAAAAGAACTCTATCATATCGCAAGCCATATACGTTGCAATCATCAAAATATTAACTTTATCAAGTTGCTCGTCACTCAACCCAGCTTCTCTCAGCGTCATCTTTTGCGTCCTATTCTGGAACTTCAAATAAACATCCCTTTGAGCCTTGAATGTTGCTTCGTCAAGTTTCTTTCTTGCATCCAGCTCCTTTACCCAATTCCTTGTACGTTGATACAACTCTATCTGCTGCCTCAATTGTATCGCTTTCTTATTATTCTTCATACAAGCGTTAAACTCGTCACGAATACTTTGAGGCAATTCTTCCCAACCAGGATAATTATGATTTATTTGTTCCATATCTAAAAATTTACCAAAACTTCTTTGAAGAACAGCTATACAAAACTACTATAAAAACTTTTGTTTTTATCATTAACTTTGCTAATCTGACCTATACACTACGCACCTAAATTCACCCCTATTATTACAAATTCATAGACTCAATTATTTTCTTAGCATACATAACCTGGTGGTGTTCCGTATCGCTTATAAAATTCATATACTTCAACGCCATTTACTTGCTTGCTAACGGCTGACAATATTCTTGACGCTAACTTATACGGCTCTATTAGTTTCATTGCTTGTATCGGCTTTATTCGTTTCCTTTGTTCATATACTTTGTTAACATCTTAGAAACATCCGTTGATATAATAACTTTCCTTGCCGCAATTCTCACATTTATGTATCTCTTCCCAATCGTGTATTGTTCCGTCAGGCGTGCCGCTCAAATATTCGTTTACGCATATAGGATATTTCTTACCATCAACCTCATATTCTTCGGAACTATTCAAACGACTTCCGCAATAAGGACAATTGTAATGGAAATCGTTTTGAACCGCTTTCTTCATTTTTCGCAAATCTCTTTTAGGTAAATTCCAACGCTCAAAAGGACTTGCATACACTACACCATCTTTTTCGTACATACGCTGTTATTCGTTATCGGTTTGTTTATTATCTTTTCTCTGTTTTGCGTCAAAGAAAAATAATCTCTTTAATCTACTCTTACCAAACTTCAATGCATTTGCGCAATAAGAGTTTTTAGCCTTGCGCATTTTATTCCTACTTGTCATAACTTATTTAGCATAATCTTCTGGCGTCTTGCCTTCTTCTACTTTCAAATATCTAACGCAACTTTTCATAGGTCTATTAACTTTCATACAAAAGTAATCGTAACGGCAAGTATCGCATATTCTATTCGTTGAGACTTTATTGTTATTTTTATTTACCATATATCATTTCAAAAGACTTTTGATACAATGAAATATCCTGCAAAGGAATATAAGCATTATTGCTCATGTACTCCCTATATCTTTGCGCTCTTGCTATATCGGCTTGATAACTCTTACCAAACTTCTACCACCTCCACGAATTTCTATGTCTTTGCTCATATTATTCTCCTTTCATATACATTCTAAAGTCGTCAATAATCACCTCCTTTTCTCTTACACCTACATCGTTAGCCACCCAAACACCATTATCAAGATAATCTTTCAATCGCTCAACCGCTTTATCAATAAAAACATCTGTACGGATGTACTCAATATCGGTAGGACTTGGCGTATAATTAAGGCCATTAGGCAAAACTCCGTTATCTGGGTATATTGCCTCTAAATATATTTTCTCTGGTGCTTTCATAATCTCAACAATTTATTTAAACTATATGTAATATTGATTTATGTTCTTCTGAGAAATTCAAAGGACAATAACCAATTATTCTCTCGTTATTATTATAACACGTTTCATAGAATATATCATGCGCTAATATAATAGCATTAGGGTGATAATTAAATAACGTAATTTCTTTTTCTTTTACCCTTATTTTCTTCCAACCATCTAATGTTTCTCTTTCGCTTTCTATCAAAAGAAAATGAATGTATGAAATTTTTGAAAGTTCTTTTAAACTCTCTCTATTCAAAGGCATATTGCATTGCTCGAATTTTATTTCCATACCATCAATCTTTACGGCATAATAAATCTACCAAAACAACATCCGCGCAATTCATATCATTACGATTTATATAAACCATAGCAACAACCTCTCCGAATTTATCAAGTATTTGAGTTATCTCGTTATCGCTAAAATGACCATGCGTATCATCGTTGATATTAACTCCAGCAAGACTAACTGCTCTTGTTTCCGTATGATAGCCATCCTCTATCTTTAATCCATACTTCTGGATAGTTTCTTCAATAAACCTATTTGCTGCCGCTCCTGCTTCTGCTAATTCGCCTGACCAGTATTGACTTTGAGCAACTCCATTTCTTTCTCTAAACGGCTTTATTTCTGTTTTCATATTATTCACTTCCTTTTATTCCAATCTTTTCGACAAAAGTCTATAACAACAGACCATTTCCACCATGATAGAGATATTTCCCAATAATACCAATACTTATGTCTGTATTCTATAGAAGGGGTTATATATCTCCATCCATAATCAACTATTGCTAAATAACATCCTATTTTCATAACTTATTCCGCTTTCATATGATTTACAAAGTTATATATCCAATCTTCTCTATACCATTCTTTAACAAAACAATCAGATGGTGTATATTTATCCATTAGTTCAACATTGTTTTCTGCTTCATATATAGATTTTTCATTTTCATATATCTTAAGTCTATCATTAGAAGTTTCAACATATCTAAACATTGGACGTGTCACTAATACTGGTTCGCAAACTAAATCACCATCATCATCTTCAAAATATGGAGGGCAATCTCTTGCTACCCAATCTTTATAATAAATAAGAGCTATATCTTTAGTTTCACCATATTTTTCATTAGTATGTATAAATCTTTCAACTAACACGCCTTCAACTGGAACATTATCATATTCTCTTGTATATGTTATTCTTGTATTAATCATAGTAAATCTTTATATTGTGGTTCATCGGGCAATGCCTTCTTTAACTTATCAGTACTTATGCAAAGTTGTTCAGCCATATCCGTTAAACCGCCATAAAAATTCTTTCCCATTGCGACAATAAGAGTTTTTTGACGTTCGGTTAATTTTTGTTCACGAACAACCGCCTTACCTGCTTCGCAAAATTCATTATGAATTTTAATTTGCTCCCGACTTCTTTTCCTGCCAAGTAAATGATTACCAGTAAGTAAATCGGTAGCAACGGCTGAAAGCAATTCTATTTCCTGCTTCGTAATATTCATTGTATTTTCGCGCTACATTAAGTAAATTTTTCATCTAACTCATCTTCATACCTATGCAACGCTTCAACCATATCAGGCAGAAGAATCTCATCAAGATATATCCAAGGATGCTTAGGTGCTCCAGCTGCATAAATCAAATCATAATCGTTTTTCTCTTTATCGTATATAAATACGCATCTATTTGGGTCTGGAGTTTCTCCATTAGTATGCCACAACCGCTTAATTGCTTGCTTACGCTCGTAATCGTAATTAACTTTACCAATATCAAACGTAATCTTACCAAAGATATTGTTCCATTCTATATGATTTGAAACAACAGTCTTTTCCGCTAATTCATTCATTAGACGATTCAACGTTTCGCCATACTTAGCGTCAATATCTCTACTGAGTTTTGCTAATTCTAAATTATCCATTATATAAACCAATTTTCTTTATCGTATTAAGCAAATCTTTTAATTCCTCTTCAAGAGACATCCTGCGCTCATCGCTAACATAGTCTGAAAGGTCTGCATACAAACTCTCTTCAATATCTACATCATGCGTTGGGCTTAGGATGTCGTTGGTATTCTCCCAAGTGCTTATAATCGACTTAATTGAGTCAATTACTTTCTTTTGCAAATCAGTCGGTTTCATGTAAATTTAAAATGGTAAATCTTCCAGTTCTTTGTTACGAATTATTAAACTTGCAAGCGTTTCAATACGCTCGTCAGTTTCTTCTTTCTTTGTAACGATGAAAAGATTATAAAGCGGACTTGGTTTAACATTGATACGTTTTACTTCAACAAACTTACCAAGATTTTCATCAGACCACTCCGCTATTCTATACAAGCCATCTATGTTAATAGTCGGTGTTCTGTACTTTCTCTCCTTGGTATTTTTATTGATAAGAATCGTTCCAACGTCAATACCATCGTACTTAACTTGCCGTGTTTCGGTATCTGCATTAAAACTTATCACTGGAGTTATTTCGATATGACTTACTTTTCTCATAATCATCAATGCTTTTATTTATCCAAACAGCAACGTTATAAACCGCCACTATAATAAAAATCAATAAAACAAATGATAAACACTTCAATAAAGTAATCATAATAACCTTGATATTTATTTGCTTGCTAATTAACTCTATTCTCTTTAATCGGTAACTTACCAATAGAAGACAAATGAATGCTTTAGCAAGCGTTTATTCCACTTCTTCATCCTTCATTACATCCTCCATCATAACAACCCTACCTTTCGTGCGTGTAAAATCCCTCTCTTTCTTATTCATAGCGAATATACAACGAACTGGACAATTATAGCAAGGCAAAGATGTTTTAGGTGTTTTATCTGTATAAACAATTCTTTCGCCTAAATAAAAACAATAATCACCTGA